CGCGAAGATCGGCGTCCCGCCGAAGCTGCGTATCTCGTCACCGTGTACGAGTAGCCCGCGATAGTTCCCTATCGTGAAGTGCTGGAAGAAGTCGTCGCTCATCTGCCACGAGACGCCGAGGTCGCGCGTCCGGTCTTGCGCAATCTTGTACGCCATGAGGTCGAGATTATCCCCTTTCGGCATGACGCCGTAGCGACCTATCCGTCCGTGATTCCCAAACTCGCATACGACGCGCACCGTCTCGAAGTTCGCCGCGAGTGTGCGGACGAGCTGCTCGATGATTCGCACCGTCTCGAAGAGCTGCTCGAAGAGGTGAGCCTCTACTTCCCATGCCTGCCCGGGGAAGATGTCGAGTCCTTCGACCATGTCTCCGCCGAGAAGGAGAACGGCTTCCCGGACGGGATGGTCGCGTCTCTGGATCTCAGTGATCTTGAGCGCTTTCGCTGCGAACGTCTCCATCCGGCGCGCCGCCGTCTCGACGTCATAGGTCGCGGTCTTCTTCCCGATCTGGAGGTCGGTCGCATGGAGGAGCGCTACTTCGGCTTTCTTCGTGCGACGGTCGCGTTCCGGGACGATCGGCTTCGGAGTCTTGAGGGCGAGAGCTGCTTCGCGCGCCGCCCGGTAGACGGCTTCGACGAGCGCCGCCCGGTCGTCTTCACGCTTGGAGAGTTTCTGCTGCGCCTTCTTTAGCGCCGTCTGAAGCTCTTCGATGACGGCGAGGCGGGCGAGCTCATCGCGCGGAGACATAGCCCTCGAGCTTTCGTCGAAAGCGGACGACCGTGTTCTCGTTGATGCCCGAGAGTCCTTCTTCTTCGAGGAGTGAGAGGATCGAGCTCGACGAGTAGAGGTCGGCGCGCCGGAACGCTTCGAGCCACTCGTCGCGCTCTTTCTTCGGTCGTGCCTCGAGCCATTCACGAAGGACGACTACCTGAGTCCGTTTCGCTTCGAGTCTGCTCAGTATCGACATTGTTAGCCTCCTTGTCGTGCCATGCGAGATGGCCTCCTAGAACTTCCGCTACGTCATCGACGGAGTCTTCGATCTCGTCTAAGTGCTCGTCGATGCGATCGAGTCTACGCCTGACTGTCGCGTGGTCGTCGGCGTTCTCCCGGCGCGCGCGTTCGATGAAAGCCGAAGGGACTCCCGCCATGATGACGGCGAACGCTGCGATCAGAGCGACGACTACTTCGGTAGTCATACGGCTACTTTCGGAGTCTTGTCGCCGAGGACGTAGCGAAGATGCCACGGCTCGGACTGAAGCTCCCATGAGAAGCCGAAGCGGAGCGCGTGATCGAGGAGCCATTCGAGGCGACCGTTCTTCCCGACGTTCCAGATGTCTACCGCGAGTCCCCACCCGTGATTAGACGTCCCCGCGCAGGCCGCCGCCGCCATACCGGGACGCAGCCAATAGAGGACGCCGTCGCACGTCCGGGTAGGGCGTCCTTCGTGTACCTCTTGCGTGTAGCGCTGACGGAAGACGGCTTTCTGAACGGTGAGCGGGCGATAGGTGTCGAAGCTCGTCGTCGGGCGGAGACGGATCTCGTCGAGTCGGGCGGCTTCACGCATGAGACGCCACGCTTCCGCAGCTGACGGGTAGAGCTTTCCGAACGGTTCGATCGTGACGAGTTTCGTCTTCGTGAGCTCGCCGTTCTTCTCGCCCTTGAGTCCGGGCGGCAAGACGGGCTTTAGTATCGGAAGTTCACGAGCCACGACCGAAAGCCGAGTCTTTCGGGTTCGCCCATCTGATGAGCGGCGGCAGGAGTGCGGCGATCGCGGCCTTGAGGATGTCTTCCGGGTCGGTCGCCCCGGCTGCGATGACTGCGGCGATAGCGCCGATCACGCTTCGCAGATAGGAGGCGAGGGCGGCTTTCTGATTCGGCGTCAAGCTAGGCACGTTCAGCCTCCGAGAAGTGCGGAGACTTCCGCTTCCGAAAGTCCGAGGGCGGCGAGCTTCGCTCGGGCTGAAGTAATGGCGGCTGCTTTCGCGTCGGAGGCGGCGGCTCGAGCCTCAAGTTCGAGGACGTGCTCCTTCCACTCCGTGAACTCTTGCGAAGTCATCTCGCGAACTTCGTCGCCTATCTGGATCGTCGGTCGAGACATGATGCTCCTAGCTCTTCGCGTATCCGTACACCTGATAGCTGCCCGTCATGCTTGACGCCGTGCCGCTAATGAATGAGAAGCTATCCGCCTGAAACGCAGTCCCGTTATTGTCGAACACTAACCCTAAGTGCTGAGCGGAATACGTCGCCGAGTCATTATGAAAGATCTTCGATCCGGTCGCGAGCTTCTCGTTTCTGTTTATGTTCGGCTCGTAGAAGTCGATGTTTAGGACGAAGGCGGCGTTAGTCATCGTCGTAACGAGTGAGCCGAACGCGAAGCTCGTCTGTGTAGCTTGCGCGAGGTTATCTGCGGCGTTACTTGACTGAAAGCCCGCGCTCGCCTGATAGTAGCGCGCCGTCGAGTTATCGGTTCCGGTCGTGCGATACCTTCCCGTGATCGTAATCCCGGTGGTTACCGCGCTGAGCTGAAAGATGACCTTGTAGTTATCGTAGGTCGACGAGAAAGTCCCCTGAGGTAGCGACACACTCGTTACCGTGCTGAACGTAGCCCCGGTGACGAAGAAGAGTCCGGCTCCTCCGACTTGTACCCACGAAGCGCCGTCGTAGACGTAGGTCTTGTCGTCGTCCTCGAGGTAGGCGTACTGACCTTCAGCGAGTGTCTTCTCGCCCGTTCCGCCGAACGCGTTCGTCCGGGCGGTCGAGTCCGCGAAGACGGGGATCCCGGAGTTCGTGACGGTGAGGTCGGCTGCGGTGAGCACTTCCCCGGCGACATAAGAGGGGACTGAGGTCGTGGCGTTCGCTCCCATAGGTGCTAGAGCCTACCTCACGAGAGGACGTTCGTAGAGTCGATGATTCCGTAGAGGGCGTCGTCAAGAATCAGGGCGTAGACGATCTCGGTCGGCGAAGTGTAGAAGGTGACTGTCTCGCCGCGGGTGTCTACTCGGTGCTCGATGCCTTCGACGGCGAGCTCTTCCGTGACGGTGAGCGGGCTTCCGGTCGTGAAGGTGCGCTTGACGCTGATCGTGTCGCCGATCTCGACGGCTGCGACCGCGTTCTTCTGCCCGGTCGTAAGCGAGCCGAAGAAGGTCGTCACCCCGGAGAAGCGGGGAGCCGGGGAGCCGTTGAGTAGGTAGTTCGCGAGGTCGAGCGCCTGCGTGTCGGTCGAGAGGAGCGAGTTCGTGATCGTCTCGGCTTGAGTGAAGTAGAGCCCTATCGACGTCGAGTCCGTGGCAGTCTGAGCCGTTCCGCCTTGCCTCTGAACGGTGACGCGGTTCAGTACGTCGTCGACGGTGAAGTCGACGAACACTTCCCGGAACGGTGTCCCGGTTCCGTCGTCGGCGAACGATACGGACGGCCCCGAGAGCGTGTTCCCGATTCGGGGCTCGAAGACGAGATCTCCGTCGGATGCCCGGACGAAGAGCCGTCCTCGTTCCGCTTCGTCTATCTGTCGGAGGTACTCGAGGGCGTTCGTGCCTTCTGTGATCGCATAGTTTCCGAGTGTCGTCGTCCCGGTCGTGATGTCGCGCGCCGTGGCGCTCCACCCGACTTCGGTTCGGTCGAGGATCGTCGTCACCCGCGCGGATGAGAGCTGAGCGGAGGGCGTGAAGTTCGAGAGGAATGAGTTCGCGAGGATGAAGAGGTCGTCCGCGGCGATGATCGTGACCGTCGGGATCTTCTTCGGGCCGACGTAGTCATAGGTAAAGTCGACGACGCGACCGCGGAAGATGACCGTCGAGTTACGGGTAATGCGTACTTGTCGAAGCGGAGAGAGTCCCGGCGTATCGTCGAACTCGTCCCAATAGATAGAGGCTTCGTTATACGGGTCGAACGCTCGAGTCTTGTCTATGGCGATGATCGTCGCCCGACCCGGTGCGATCGAGTCGAGGGTGCGTTTCTTACCGCGGAAGAAGTTCACGCTCTGAACGGTGATTTCCGAGAACTGATCGACGCCGTCGAGGACGTAGGTCGTCCCGTCTAGGACTCCTTGCTGAACGTCGTCGAGAGTGAAGCCGTCGCCGAAGCCGACGTCGAGCTCTACGGTGAGCGTCCCTCCGGTGACGATGTTCGAGGGCATGGTCTAGACGGCAATCGCTACGTCGATCGGGCCGCTCGTGAGGTTATAAGTCTGGAGGGCTTCGACGATGAGGTTCGGGAGGTTCGCGTCCGCCGAGACGGTGTTTACGACGACATTCACGACGCCGCCCGTCATCCCGTCGAGTAGTGCTTCGTTGCCCATAGCCGCCCCGAAGCCGCCACCTCCGGACGCTCCGAACACTTCCGTCGACGGGAGAATCTGGACGACGCCCTCACGGAGTCCGCCGCCGATACCGCCGCCGCCTCCGCCGATACTGCGTCCGCCGCCGCCTCCGCCCGCCGAGGGTTCGTCTTCTTCCGGGACGACGGGAAGCACGACCGGGGGGATGATCGGCATGATCGGATTCTCTCGAGTGTTGCCGGGGAAGACGGTCGGCGCTGCTCCGGTCGGCCCGGTGTCGCGCTGAAAGTCGGTCTTCATTCGTCCGAGTCTGACGTCCTGCGAGAGATAGTCGACGTCCGGGAGGAACGGAATCGCGTTATAGCCGCGGATGAGCGTGTTTAGCGTGTAGTTCGTAGCGTTCGCGACTTTCTCGATTCCGGCGATGATGAGGTTCACGAACTCTGCGACGCGCTCCATAAGGTCGCGTCCCGTCTGCCACTGATCCTTAGAGAGTCCTTCGAGGGTGATAGAGACGGCTGCGAAGGCAGCCGCGACCGTCGCCGCCATAGCGCGGGAGGAGACGGCGAAGCGTCCCATCGCGACACTCGAGTTATTTATCGCGAGCGTCAGTCCGTTTACGAGCGCCGTAACTGTCTGGATGAAAGCGAGCGTCTTCAGCGCAACGTAGAAGCCCGTCACGGCGAGAGTCGCGTTTATGATCGTCTTCGTCGCGAAGCCCGCCTCGGAGTAGAAGCCGAAGAGCTTCTCCGTAGTGAGGTCGAGGACTCCTCCGAGTCCTCGTTCGGAGAAGACGTCCGCGAACTCTTGGACGATCGGGACGACGTTCTCGGAGACGAACGCAGCGAGCTTCTCGAGCATAGGCAGGAAGGCGTAGCCGATCTGCTCGACGATCTCGCTCATCGCGACATTCAGCCGGGCCATACGTCCCTCGAAAGTGTCCGCGGCTGCTGCCGAGGCTCCGCCGAAGTTCGCGGAGAGCTGCGAGAGGATCTCGTCCATCGTCGCGCCCTCCTTTATCATCGCTTTCATCTCTGGCGAGAGGGCCGCGAGTGCTCGAGTGTTGCCTTCGTACCCTTTCGCGAGGGCATCGGCGACGGTCGTCGCATCCATCTGAAGGGCGGTAGCGATGTCGAGGACGAGCGTCATCTGCTTAGTGCTCTCTTCGATGTCGCGAGTCCCTCTCGTTAGTGCCGCATACGCCGGGCGAAGCTTGTCGTCCGCGACCCCGGTCGCGAGAGCCATCTGCGCGACCTGCTCATCGAGGGCCTTTATCTGCTCATGTGTCGCCCCGGTGACGTTACGGATCGCCGTCTCCATGAGCGCGAAGCTCTTCTGATCTTCGGCGGCGGCTTTCGCTGCGAAGCCGATCCCAGCGGCGAGCGTCCCTACTCCTGCCGCTGCTGCGAGCCCGAACTTCTTCAGCCCTTCACCGAATGACGCCATAGCGTCGTCGGCTTCGCGGAGGCTCTTCTTCAGCGGCCCCGCGTTACCGACTATCGAGATAGTTATCGGCTTACTCATAGGTCGTACTTGTTCCTAATCTGAGTGATTCGTTCGGCGTAGAGCTTCGAGACTTCGCTCTTGCGCTGATCGGTCGCCTCATAGATGAAGGGCTGCGGCTTTATGTATCGGGCAGGCCATCCGAAGTGAATCGGCCCGGCGTACTCGACGACTCCACCGTAGGAGGCTTTACCGCGTCCGCGTCCGCTCGAGCCGACGCGAATCTTCGCGGACTTCTTCGTCGAGGCGTCCCTGATCGACTGAGCGAGCGCGCCAGATAATACCGGGACGTACTTCTTCGAGCCTTCGATGACTACCTCGGCGACCTTGCGATTCGTCTCGAGGAACTCGCCTTTCACGAGGTCGAGGTCGGATTCCATGCGTCGGAGGTCGCGCTGAACTGCGGAGAGTCCTTCGATCTTGACGGCTCCCGGTGCGCCGTCGCCGAGACGATACCCGAAAGTGCCACTAGTAGCCATGTTTACTTCGTCTCCGTTCGGCTTGTTTCCTCGCTCCATCGTAGAGCGCTCGAAGCACGTCGGGAGGCGTCCGCATAAGTGAGAGAGGATCGCAGCGAACTATAAGCGCGAGCTGCGCTATCTCGGCGGCGACTCCGCCGCCGGGGATTAGTTTCCCGGGCCGTCCTCATGCCCGACGGCGGCGATGTCCTTTATCCATTCGTCGAAGCTCTTCACGACCTTCCCGGAGTTCTTCTCCGCGAGCCATGCGAGGTAGTAGAGCGATTCCATCTTCGGCTTCCCGGACGGGTCGAACGCTGCGGAGATGGATGTCTTCGCCCATCGCTCGAAAGCGATCTGCGAGTCGGCGTAGACGGGGAAGGTGTCTTGTGTTCCGTCCTTCCGCTTGACGGTTACGGAGATGTCGAGCACTAGGCGACGGCCTGCGCGATCGAGCCCCCGACATACGTGGCACTTACCTGAAGTAGCTCCCCTACGTTTATGACGATCGGGGCTGCGGCCAGAAAGGCGTTCGAGTGCGTATACCTCGGCGAGCTAGCGCCGGGTGCGGAGGTGAGAGGCTCGAAGACGATCGTATGCTCGGAGCCCACGTCGCCGAAGATCGTCTGAATCGCTTCGCCCGTAGCGAACGTGCCGAGAACGGTGAAGGTCGTCTCCGAGTTCTCGAGGCCTGCCGCGTTACGGCGGGCGGTGTCTGCGAGAGTCGTCGCGTCGAGCGCTTCGACGGTCTTCGTCATGGTGATCGAGACGAGCTGATCGTTCAGGTCGACGCCGCCGACCGTGAAGACGGTCGCCTTGCCGAGTGCGGTAACTGTTGCCATGATGCGATTCTAGTCCTTGTCTGAGTCGGAGGCGTCCTTACGGGCTCCTCGATGTTTCTTCGGTTCAGCATACTCCACGGCTACGACGT